GTTTTCCTTCTTTCAGTTTACCTTCTCTTCGCCCTCCTTCTCTTCGCCTTCCTTCTTTTCGCAGTTCTAGTTCTACCAATACTTCTAGGGCTACTACTTCTCCTAGGGCTACTACCTCTAGGGTTACAGCGGAATTAACAACTTTCGGAGATCAGCAGGAAACTTTCGGAGATCAGCAGGAGGACGAGGAACAGCCACAGGGCAGAAACAGATCAGTTACTGGCAAACTCGCTTCTTTATTCAGATCCCAAAAAAACACTTCCCCTTCTACCGCTCCCCCTACTGTTTACGCTCGGGATGATACTTTGGATTATTACGCTCCTACTTCCGCTTCTCCTGCAGCTAAACCCCCACCACAATCTATTGCAGAATGGAACAGCAAAAATTATCGCGTTGATATTGAACCTAAAAGTGGTACAGGAGGAGGAGGCAAACAAAGATTAATAATTTTTTCAGACGATGGTTTAAGATTTGCATGGGGAAAGGATAAACCTAATGTTACTAAAAGAGCTAATACAAATATAAGTGAATCTAAAGTAGATTTTCCTAATCAAGTTATTTTAATTGATGGCAAGATTAAAATAGATGACGTTATAAAAAGCCAATACCGCAAAAATGTATGTAGTGATAATGATCTATGTATATTGGTTGAAGGTTATACCGTAACAGGTACTAGTGAGAAAGCATGGGTATTTACATTTTCAACAGATGACGAGAAGAATATGTTTTTTAGAGTATTGAATGATTTGTGTGATAATTGTGTTGACAAAAATCGTAAAAAAATTAGAGATGATATAAGTAAGAAGAATAAAGCCGACAAACAGAGAATGATGAACCCACTTGGCGTACAAGGTACCTCTGCCAAAGACAGTTCTCCAACTAGCAATAATCTAAGAGTTATTGATGATACAGAACAAAATGACAGTACTACAACATCAAGACTAAGCTCATTCGGAATTGGAAGTATATTAAAATCTGAAGAAAAAATACCAGCACCGCTCAAACAGGAAAATGTCTTTATGTCAGCTGATATGCGTGGTATTCTTAATTTAGACCCGTTTGATGAAACAAAATTAATATTTGATTATAATATTCCTCGCCAAGAAATTCAAAATATTATAAGAGATAAAAAAATTAAAAATATGCCAGATTTAATAAAAATATTAGAAAACCGCAAAAAGGAAGCTAAACTGCAACTCAAAAGAGATAAAAAAGATGAACAAAAAGAAAATGAGAGGATACAAAAAGAAGCCCAAAAAGAACGAACTCAGAAATTGATTCGTGAATATAGCAGTGACGGTTCACAATCTTACGTACCGCATGATACAAAATGGCAAGAGGAATATGAAGCATTGCGTTTTAATCGCGACAGAAAAGGAGGCAAAAAGAAACGCACTAAAAGAAAGAAAACTCGTTCGTATCGTAAAAATAAAAGAACAAAACGAAATAAAAATAAAAAGAATAAAAATAAAAATCCCAAAAATAATTAAATTATCTATTAACGTATTAAATTATTTCATAAAATAATGTAATACAAAAAATTGAAGTAAAAAAGTACACAAATAAATAACACCATCGTCAAACCCTCAATCCATCAAAAAGAATTAACAATGGTATACACATCCGCATCATCTGCTACTACTTCATCATCTACGCCCAACAATCCATCTCAACACGGAGTACTAAATAACAATAATATCCCAAACAACGTCACTCTACACCTCGTTATGTCGTGCGAAGTTTTCTGGGATTACGAAGTGAATGTTACAGTGAATCGACTACAATATGATCCACAATACACGAATCGCCCCAAAGACGAGGCCTTCCAAACACTTTCACAATTCTTATGCTCTCATATGAAAAAACATATAGAAGACTGTCTTATCAATGATGGGAAACGCGACATGCTTTCAAAATTAGAAGAAGTTTACCCAAAGTTTCATATTCACGGACTGACTGCACATGAAATTCTGTACCCACGCGACCCCACCAACTCCGCTCACTCTCGGGGCGATGAAAAGATCTTCATTTGCACACATTGCTAGAATTATATAAATTTAGATTGTATATTATATTTTTTTACTTGCACATATTGGGCATAAAAAAAATATAATATTAATGTATACAAATATGGATGTTGCAACGGCTGCTCCTACTCCAGGTGCTGAAGAAAATAAATCCGCTGTCAAATACCTCAAAGAAATAGTAGATTTTGATACTCCTACACCCACAGGTAGTTGTATTGCTCAACATGATAATGATCGTGATAACGCCGATAGCGACGATGATGATGGTGATGGTGACGGTGATGATGATGCAATCACATCTGATGAAGTCGGAGGTGCACCTGAGGATATGATAAGTTTTAATGATTTAGTAGTACTTATTGTGTTATATCATGGACGCATAGAAGGTGATATAGAATCACGACATCTGAGTCACCCTGTTATTGAATCTATCGATTTCCCTCATATCGATAATTTAGCAAATATATCTCTTGCCCCCACTGGTATGGTGCATGTAGGAAGTGCTGTAAGTGAGTTAAATGATCGAGCAAATGAAATTAGAGATACATTACAAAATGAGATAGTGAAAGGATTTCAATTACAAATTGGTGAAATAACACGAAGAACAGATGAAATTATAAAACCGTCTACCAACTTGCGTTCATCATCATCTAGGTTATGTGATTATTGTATAAATTTTGCATATCGCGCGCGCGACCAAGTTGCAGCAGTAGTTAGCGGTCTTTATGGATATACATTTCAAGGTATGTTAAAAGTTTGTAGAAGTAAATTATTTCCGATGAGTGGAGGGACTATTGGGTTTAAGAGAAGACGCCCTGCCACTTTAAATTTTGAAATAAGTCCTTCGTTGTGTCTAGTGATATTTGATAATGTGCGCAGAAGTATAAAGGAGAAGGATTGTAGAACTTTTCCAGCAATATGTAGTTCTGTGTGTCCTCCAAATGACTTTTGTACGCGAGCAGGACTTAATGCTGGTGAAAGATGTCGAATACTTAATGTACCAAAAGGATTTGGGGTTGAGGTTCAGGATTTGATACCATTTGTAGATAAATATTTGGTATATAGTTCTAAAACAGACCATCCTTTAAATATGGGCGTTGTAAAGTTAATATTTAGTATAGATGCTAACGGTAATGTAACAATTAAACGAAAGTATTACCGCCCTTTAGAGTTAATGGAAAAAATTAAATATGCCGTAGTACAAAGTGCTAGTCAACCTGAACACGTATATTGGAGTAGCGTGAAGAGGTGTATACACTACTGTACGCGATTTGATGACGATTTTACTACCGAACTTGGGCACAATAATCAAACCGTACTTGTTTACGACATAACGTGTTCAAGTATGCCCATTTCTGTATTAGAACCACTTCCGGTAAACTCTGCAGAGAAACCACGTATTATACAAGTTCCGGGAGGAGGAGGTAATGCAAATAAAAAAAATAAAACCTCAAGTCTAAGAAAAAAAACCAAAAAAATAAAGAGAAAAAGAATATCAACTAGAAAAATAAAAAATAGATCAACGAATGTTAAATATTTGAGGAACAGAAGAAATGTAAAAAATCTTAAACGTAAAACAAAGAAAGTACGAAGAACATATCGAAAGTAATAAATTTTATTATTTGAATTTGAAATATTTTTAAATAATAAAATTGAAAAGAATATAATGTCTAAATACTATATAACAATAACCTATCTTCATCACACACTACTTACAAATGTACAATAATCGTCCTGCTAATAATTATTACCAACCAATGGTAAATGTTCCAACAATGAATCGTATTCCTAGTCATGGGGAGGTTGTTGCGTCGATTGAATTACTAATAGCACAGGTTGCTGAAATGGGTAGAAAAATAGACCGTGTTGAATCGCGCGTAAACGATTGGGTGAATCAGAGTATTGTCGAGCGAATGCTTATTGCCGAAAAGGGTATTTCTGCATTAAAGACATGTCATAATGATAATAGTCGCAAAATAGCAACAAGTGAACAAGAAATAGATGACGTATTTAAATATATCAAAGAAATAAAAGATGATGCAGTTGAGAATGACAAGTGTATTGAACGATTTTCTGATATATTGACGGAACATACATCAAAACTCCGCCATGCAAAGCAAAAATCGCGCAATCTCGCAAAAAAATGTGCAGAAATCGGAATACTCCGTCGGCGCGTATCTAAGTGTGAAGATTTTAATACCGAATTTGTCGAATGTTTTGAAACAGTACCCCATCTTAGGGGTATCATTGCTAACATGAGCGACAAAGTGGATGAATGTGATCGGACTATTACACATATGGTGCGATATGGAGATATAGAAAAAGGAATACATTGCAGTCCATTGCGCACAGTACATTTACCCGAAGATAGTACATTTTGGCAGGATGATCATGATGACGAAATGCCGCCTCTTGATGTGATAAGCGAATATTTGTCAAATTACTGCGAAGATGACAGTACTATGAATATACAAAAAAATGAAGTTCGATTGGAACACGACGGGGATGCTAATTCAGAAGATGAATTCGTGACATTATAATAGGGGGAGAAATCTATACATGTATAAATTATAAATGTATAAATTATTTTTTTTCAAGTATATCGATTGCTTTAATAAGGATCTTTTCTTGCTCGGATAGCATTTGAAAAATAAGTACATTATCAAATTTAACAGCGATAGATTGATGACGCATATTTCTGCATACCAAGTATACACCATCTTCTTTTACAAACACATTTACTAGGTATGCTCCTTTGGTCAGTTTAATTTCTGTATTTTCTATATTTAAAGGTATCCATCTTATGTACCTACCTTCTTGTAGACCATTTAATTCGTCAATATACCTATAATTTGCAAGACGTGTATGCAAATCTTTAAGTTCGTCTCTTGAGAGTTGCAGTTTTTGAAGAATATCATTTTTTTCTTTTTTTATTTTTGCTGACGTTAACCCAGATACACCCGTGTTATTATCATTATCAAGTGCGTACAATAAATCTTCTACGTTTAAACTCATTTTATGTTGCTGTTATTACGGTGATGTATGTATATATAGATAATATAAAATTATGTTTAAATAGTTAACAATAATCCGCAAAATTTATAAAATAATAAAAATATATATTATATAATATGAAGCAATATATTTTTAACTATACTAACGATCCAAATTTACCCCCATATGGAGAAGAAAATATATATATTAATAATTATGTCAAAATAAGTTGTTGCATCAATTTCGATTCTTATATTCAATATTACATAGATGATATTCCTGATGGTGATATACCAGTTATAGAAATAAATAAAAAAATTATTTTAATGTTAATTACAACAACTAACTCCGCTCATTCGCTTTCAGAAATAATTGATTTTGTAAATTACTATAAAAAGGAAAGTAATTCTAATAATCTAGTAGGTATATCTGATTTTATTGTTTCCCGGCTACCTTTTTTATTCGAGTTAATAAAGTTATTTATACCAGAAAATAATATAATAATATTAAATGTTTCAAATATTTACAAATTTGATACAATAATAACTTATAGGAACCTTCATATTAATTGTTTAAATGATTGGAACGAGATACCATTTATTAAAGAAAATAACATAATTTATTTTAATAATTTACAGAATGTAAGAAATAAATTTCAAAGAGATCCATCATTTTTATTCAAAAAAGTTGAAGAAATTTATAATGAACATAAGCATAAGTATAATTTATATGATAATATAATGCTAATAAAAACAGGAGTTGATAAATATGTTTTTTCACGCAACAGATGTATGGAAGCGTTAGAAGATAACATTAAAGAAATTTTAAATAGTAAAAATATAAAAGTAATTTCTGTAAATGATTTTAAAGACATATATGAATATATTTGTGTATTTTATCATGCAAAAAATATAGTAACATCATACGGAGGAGTAGCTTGTACTAATAGATTTTTCTGTAATCCAAATGCGAACGTTATTCTTATAGGTAATTTACATTATAAACATGAATATGACTACGATAACGAAACTCAGATGTATTGGCATTTACGATTTTCTCATATATTTGTTTCAAATAAACAAAAGGTATTATTAGATTTTGAAAATAAAATTCATATCGATAATTTAAATAAAATATTAAATTTATTAGAACCACCTAATCCATTCGCAGCAACATCTTCTTTAACAAATATATCTGTAAAAAATAAACCGCCACCGCGAATGCCAATACGCAAGCACATTATACGGCAACCGTCTAAAATCGCTAATGTAATTGGACTCGTGAATTTGCCTGCTTTAAACATGTCGGTTGGAAGAAGTAGCATAAATTGGCGCCGTAAAAAAATGATAAATATGATGTAAAACGCTAAGTTATTATTAAATATTCAATATTCTAATTATCAAAAGTTATACTAAAATATATGAATTACAAAACATCCCCAAAAAAATGGGTGTAAAAGTGTAAAAAATGCATTAAAACAAGTACCCCATATTTTCGGACATAAATTGAATTTTAGTTGCGGATAATTTCAAAAACATCCTCAAAAAATGGGTATCTATAAATTGTAAAAACAATCTTCCTCATTTTCCACCCATCTTTGATAATTTCCCCGTTATTTTATAAATAAGAGCATAATGATCACAACTACGTATGTATGTACAACTCAAAACAATAGCATAAAGGTAATGCCCACAAGATTGGGAGGGCGGATGCAAAGTGAATGAAGTGAATCATTTTTTTCAAAAGTTTTTGGTGTTTTTCAAAAATGGACATTTTAAAAATGTCCATTTTCAAAAAATCCGTTTTAGATTTGAAAAAAACAATGAAAACATCGATCAGACCATAATGGTCTAAATCTTATTTTTAAGATGAAAAATTTGTTACGATATTATTTTTTTATAAATTTTAAAATATACACGAAAAGGATTTAGGCGTTTTTTTGTATACTGTTAGTATACAAGAAAACATGCCAAAAAACGCCGATTTTTTCTTCTGTGAAAATTGTGATTTCAAATGTAGCAAAGAAAGTGACTACAATAGACACCTATTGACACTGAAACATAAAAAGTATACATTAGTATACAAAAAAACGCCGAAGACTGATAATGCTCTCAGATGTGAGTGTCTAAAAACATACTCAACGCGTATGGGACTTTGGAAGCATAAACAAAAATGTCAAGTTGCGAATGAAAAAACAGACACATCATTAGCGTCAGAGTTAAAGGAGATGGCAACGAAAGACAAAGACGGTCTTATATTAAAGTTGTTAAAAGACAATGAGGAGATTCGTCAAATATTAAAAGAAGTGTTACCAAAGATGGGTAACAATACAATAATCAATAACAACAATAATACTACGAATCATAATACAACTAATAATTTTAATTTGAATGTATTTTTGAACGAGCAGTGCAAAGATGCATTAAACATATCTGAGTTTGTAGATTCACTGAAGATAACGTTTGAGGATTTATTGTATTCAAAGAAGAATGGATTAGTAGAAGGTATAAGCAATGTGATGATAAGAGGACTGAAAGAGTTAGATATATATAAGAGACCGATACATTGTACTGATAAGAAGAGGGAGACGATGTACATAAAGGATCAAGAAAAGTGGAAGAAAGATGAGACGCGTGAGATAATGAAAAATACGATAGAAAAAATAGCGGATAAGGAGAGGAATGCATTGCAGATATGGACAGAGGAGAATCCTGATTGGATGGAGACAGAACAAAAACAGATAGCGTACTTAACGATGTTGAGAAATATATCAGAGCCTATAGAAGACGAAGAGAAGAATGGGCGGAAGATTATACGTGCTGTCAGCAAGGAGGTCACGGTGGAGAAGAAAGATTGAGAGGGTACGAGAAAGACATGTTACGAGAGAAGCGGGAGAAATTGAGAAATTCAAGTAATTATATAATGGTCAAAACTATTATATATTTGTGAAAAGTATAAAAACAAATAATTATATATATTATTAACGAGATAGTAAGGTTACTAGTCATAAATAACAATGGTGATGGAGAATTTTACGCATTATAATATGTATGAGAATAAAATGAAAAATAGGCCAGATGAAATAGTGTATCAGCGTATGCAGGAGTCTTCCTATGCTATACGTAAAACAGAAAGCGGTGATTTATATTATGATGCTGTTTATAGTCCGCAAATTCCATATAAGCAGGTATATTCGAGTGACTGGTATACAAAAGATGATGGGTTAATATCTCATTATGATGTTGTAAATAATAATGAAATAAATAAAGATCGTATATTTGCACGTATTAAAAAGATGTTATGTTGTAGATGATTGTGGGAATATATTGTTGTTTGTTAAAATACTTAAAAACAACAATATATATTTTATTTAGGATCTATTATTGACAAAACTCGACCAGGATTGTATTACCAACTAGACCATGAACTTCCTCCTCCAAGTACTCCATTTGCCGCTTGCGGTTCCATGTAACCATCATCCATACCCGGTGTTGCCGCACCTACCATAGGCGTTGTCGTGCTTGCATACATATTATTGAAGTTTGTTGGTTGTTGTATAGGAGCGCTAGCACCATAGTTTGGCATCATTGGTCCCTGAGTAGGCAAAGGCGCGGGAACAGCATACTGTTGAGACATTTGCTGACCTCCAGCACTTGCTCCTGTTGCGGATGCTGAACCGTTGGCATTCGTCTTAGCACCATTTCCACCCTTTGTTTGTTTTTTCGAATTCTTTGAATTGATTATAATATCGTCATTGAAAAGAGAAAATTCCTTAGGAGCCATTCCTAGTTTCTTAGCAATTATATCGTCTAAAGTGAACCAATTGTCGAATCGTTGAAGAAGAAGATTTGTACGTTGTCTAAATCCTCCATGAACAATCAACATGAATAATATAAATATAAGAACAATATTTGTCAAGTTTATAGCTTCATAATACTTTCCACTATAGGTAGGTATATAGTTAATAATACGATCAATAAAGAATATACCTGTAATCATGAATATAAGCTCGATAAACGTGACTATAAAAATATATAACGATGAATCTTCGTCCGTTACAGTAGGAAAATACTTTTTAGTAAAAAAAATAAAAACAATTACTGGAATAATTGACAACATAGAATATTGAATAACATTTAGTAAATCCTCTTGTTTAAATTTCGATAATTTAAATACATATGAAAAAAAACCCTGATTAGATATTGGTTTTATACTGTCGTCCATTTTATACTATGAATTATATTAAGAAATTAAATATAAGAAAATTATAAATATACTAAACATAAATATAATAATCATAAAATATACTAAAAATATAAATATACATACAATAAAGCATTATGCTAAAAAGAATTGCTAAATTTAATATGTCACCTGCATATCATTCAAAAAATAATGATGATAAAGATTTTGATCCATGTCGTTCACCATCTGGTTGTGTATTTCACGAAGAATATCAATATTTAAATCTTATTCATGATATTATAGAAACAGGAGTACTTGAAAAGGGGCGTAACGGTTTTACTAAATCTGTGTTTGGTGCATCTATGGTATTTTCATTAACAGATGGAAAGATTCCTATATTAACTACAAAAAAGACTGCATGGAAAACATGTTTAAAAGAGCTATTGTGGTTTATACGTGGAGATACAAATAATACACATCTTCAAGATGATGGAGTACATATATGGGACGCAAATGGATCGCGAGAGTTTTTAGATAGTAGAGGATTAATTAATAATCGCGAAGGAGATTTAGGACCCGTGTATGGACATCAATGGCGACATTTTAATGCAACATATTCTAACTGTGACGCGGATTATAGCAATAAAGGAGTAGATCAACTTCAACAAATAATTGAACAATTGCAAAATCCCGAAACACGAACAAGTCGTCGCATGATTATGAGTGCATGGAATCCATGTCAATTAGATGAAATGGCACTACCTCCTTGTCACATTTTATGCCAATTTAACGTACACGATGGCAATAAATTAAGTTGTGCTCTTTATCAAAGAAGTGGCGATGTTGGTCTTGGTGTACCATTTAATATTGCAAGTTATTCTGCATTAACGCATATAATTGCAAAACATTGTGGACTAGATGCACATGAGTTTGTTTATCATTTAGGAAATGCACATATTTATCAAGAACATATTGAACCTCTAATGAAACAGTTGGAACGCATGCCGTACGAGTTCCCGAAAATAGAGATATGTGAGAAACGGGAGAAAATCGAAAATTATAAAATAGATGATATAAAAATAATAAACTATAAAAGTCACGAAATAATATCAATGAAAATGGTAGCATAATTTTTAATATTTTAGTACGCTAATATTCATCCCATATTTAGGAATTATTATAAATATTGATTGCGTATAAAAAGGTTTAAAATACTATTAATAAGAAATATATAATAATTACTAAATGAGTAATAGCGCATCACTTTCGGCAGCAAAAAGGAGACGTGGAGGTGTACCACCTCCTATGGGTTCACCGCAAGGACAACCACCCATGAATGTAAGTGTAAATGGTTTACCACCTGGATTACCTCCTAATTTCCGACAACTACCACAACAAGTGCAGCAACAAATGATTCGACAGTTACAGCAAAGAATGGGAGCGTCCGCTCCTGCAGTACAACCTACACTTCAAAAACAAAATACAAGTATGCCTCCACCAATTGCTACAAGACCGCCGTCTTCAGAGGCACCAAGCACAGAACCATATGTTGTAAATTCTGTTATACATAATCATGCAATGTCACAAATAAATGGTCTTAGTCTTCGGGATTTACCTATGAGCGCGGCCGGGCTACCATGTTTGCCATCCGGAGGACCTCTTCCTCCAAATATACTATTTAAATTACACCACGACGACCTCTTGCACAAAGATATACTATTAAATGAATTGTCCATTAAATTACAAGGAGTTATGAATCGTGTTGATAAAGTTGAAAAGGGTTCAAACACCTCTAGTGTATCAAATTCGACACATACACTCGACGATGCATCAAAGGGTAGTTTAGTAGATGATTCCGACTTTATTTCAAAAGTTGTTGATAATATATTGACAAATACGAATCTTTCTGATATTATCAACCAAATCGAGCCTTTACAGAAAGAAAATGAGTCATTGAGATTGCTAATTAATTCGCAACAGAAAACTTTAAATGAATTATCGGGTCTTGTTATGAAATTACTAAATAACGGTTTACCTTCATATAATAGCGTCGATAATACATACATACAAAATTTAGATACAAATATCAATGCCAATACAGATACTAATACAGATACTAATACATATACCAACGATGAATATGTATATAATCCTAATGTGGATATTGATGTGAATAGTAGTGTTTATATACCAGGAAGCAATGGTGAAAAAAATGAAACTGACTACACACAAGAATGTGACGAGGATGAAGAAGAGGGCGAAGAAGTGAGTGAAAGAGAAGGACAGACAGACGGTGTTACGCTAGTAGTTAAAACAACACCATAGTATAGTGAAATAAAAGTATAGTATATTTTAATGTTTAATTATTTTATTAAACATTAAATGTTAAAAATTAAAATAGTAAAAATTAAAAAAATAAATAATGAGTAAAAATCCTCAAAAAATACTATAAAAATAAAGTAGTAAACGCCAATAACGGTATAATAAAATGAAAGAGGTAATAGCTGTAGTAGTGTTTTGTCTTGTATTATTCATATATTTGCATGTATATTTTCATCTAAAAAAGTGCGATGATTTAGAGATATATGAGATAGCACAACCATCGAAAGACAAGTTAGAAGAAGTATGCGATATTAGGCAACCTGTTGTTACTTATTTTGCAAATAACAGTTTGATGGAAATGTGCAATTTTAACAACGTAAAAGCAAATTATACTGCTTTTGATATTAGAATACGAAACGTAAAAGAATATGATGATGAAACGGAATTGTATGTTCCTTTAGCAATTAGTGACGTGGTTGAACTATTTAAAAAAGATAAAGAATCAAAGTATATTAGCGAAAGGAATACCGATTTTTTAGAGGAGACAGGTATGATAAAATATTTTCAACATAATGATATATTTTTGAGACCACCTATGGTTTCATCATGTATATATGATGTAATGTTTGCATCATTAAATACTGAATCGCCTCTTAGATATGAAATAAATTATAGAAATTATTTTTTTGTAACACATGGAAAAGTTATAGTACGATTGTTTCCTCCCAAGTCTACAAAGTATTTATATGCTATAAATGATTATGAAAATTTTGAGTTTATATCACCCGTAAATCCATGGAATGTCCAAGAGCAATATAAAGCAGACTTTAATAAATTACGCAGTATAGATGTTACATTAATGCCTGGTCAACTTGTACACATACCTGCATATTGGTGGTATAGTATAAAATTTGTAAAATCAAATACATCAATATGCGTATTTAAATATAAGACATATATGAGTACATTATCGATATCGGATCATTTATTTATGCGTATTTTACAAAGACAAAATACGAAACGGGTAATAGCAAAAAGGATAGTAGTTAAAGAGAAGAAACACGATGAAAACACGAACGATCTAACAGTATCTCACGCAAATAAAGTAAATAATATTGAGAATAGAGATGATAATACAAATAATAAACCTATCGAGATTATACAAGATAGTCTGGCTACAAGTAGTATTTTAAACAATAATATTGGAAGTGAAATAGTAGAAACAGTTCAATCAAAAGATAAGTAATTTTATTCTTTATTACTTTCTTCAAGTTGACGAATAAAATTATCAAGATTTATTAATCTATCATTATCTTTACAAAGAATGGATATAAAAGCATTTCTGTATCGAGGAGATATATGATGTAAATAATATGAATTTACGTATTTGTCGGCATCAAAGAAATCACTAGGATAGTCAGCGTATCTATTATAACATTTTCTAAAAATAAGTATGGTTGCAAATATGAAAGCAATAGACCAAAGATCGTAATATTTATCATTTTTTGTCCAAACATATTTATCTTCATTATCATTAAACACGTTAGCTGTATCTGGACAACAAAAAGGCTTTGTTCCGCCCGTACCTTCAGATAATTTATGAAGACCTGATAAACCAAAGTCAATTATATATGTTTTATTTGTTACATTTTCTATTAAAATATTGGCTGGTTTAATGTCGCCATGTACGACATGATTAGAGTGTAAAAATAATATAGATTTAGAAATACTTATGCATATTTTAATATATATTGAAATGTCTATTTTTTTATTATTATAGATACTTATCCAATCGTGTAATGTCAACGAGTTATGTATTCTAGGTTGTATACTAAAGTTCATATTTGTTTTAAGGTTATTGCTATACAGTTTTACATAATATGGAAGAACTATATTATGTTCACGAATAATACCTTTACCTAAGAAATTCATAACACATAAATCTGATGTAAAAGAGTCTAATATATTATCAATTTTTATAATGAAGTTATCGGTTTTAAATACACCTAAATACATATTATTTGCACTAATTCCACCTTTATATGATTTTATAAGACGCAGTCTATCAAGTATAATAAAGTCTAAATATGTAATCCCATTTATATATCTACACATATCTGTATAAATATAAGGTGTCATAATAGAACAACACGATTTATAGTTTAATTGTGTATTATAGTAATCTACAAAATATAATGTCATTTTTTTGTTATCATATTTTTGATAAAAATTAGTGATAATGTTATCAATCAAATTGTCAATAACTGTTAATATAATCATATCATTGGTAGTATTGAATGATGGTAAATTATTGCAATTATATTCATCAGCATCATCATTTAATATGTTATCTATATCAGTATAATAGTTATTATGGGTTGAAAGTTTATTCGTTGAGGTTTTGTCATTCGGTGTTACACAATCTATTATTTCTGTAGATCCACAGGAGTCGTTGGAGTCGTCCGAGTTTTTTGTATCTTTACATTGTATAGAAACAACAGGCTGTATCATATTGTTATTTTGGTTTGTATTCAATTCGGTAGTATACTTTGAAGTATTATTAAAAATATTTGGTAATTTATTTTTAAAAAAAAGTGAAAGTTTTTCTAATGGGGAAAGATTTGGCATATTTATGGGTATATCTGAATGTTGTGTTTGGTTATATATAAATAGATTGATAAAATGTGTATTTATTAATACGAAGGGTATATATATTATCTGACATATATTTATATTGTTATAAAAATATGTTTATATTGTTATATATTATGGTGTGAATGATGGAACTAAATTATGTGTTACATCATCTATAGTTGTATTTATATTAAACCCAAATGTAGACTCTTCGCAGAATTCAATGTATAAAAAACCGTCATCGTCTTTGCTGGAGTCGTATATATTACCGATAGGTGAAGACATAGGGAATAGTTTATTATTAATAAAGAAGAATAGTGCCGTAGATGCATCTATTTTTATTTTTTCTCGAAAAATTTTAACAAATTGTCCCATAGTTATGTCATGAGGGACGAGATATTTAATTTTGGGCATTGGGTTAATATATTGGTTATAACTGGCTGAAGATGGACTCATTTCAATAATGATAGGTAAACGATCGGGGTACATTGTTATCATTTTATGTGATTTAAGTCTACGTTCTTCTAGTGTAGTATTTTTTTTATAAGTAGATGGCATGGTTGTAAATATGTAAGAATACTATATGTTTATATAATATAATATAATATTTTTAGATCGTATATAATATAATATATAATATGATTTATAATAAATCGTATTATATCTGTATTTTTATTATATTATCATCACAATGTCACAATATTGTCATTGTATTATGAGGTTATTGTGATGACACCTTTATTGTATCATGATCATATTTTTTCATATTATGTAGCATAAAGTATCTTAAATATTTGTGTGTATCTTTTTTGTATATAATTTTTAGTTTTTGTAGTATATTCAAAAGGATATATTTATGATTACCTTTAATAAATTTTATATTATGTTCTATATCTGTTATCATGTGATTTAATTTGTGAAGCGTTTTAATAAAGTGTTGTGGTACCTTTATTTTATGAGGATGTTCATTTAAGGGATATTGGTGTAAAGCGTAACGAATAAGTGTTTTGTAGTGTTCTTGTAAATGAATACGAATGGATAATAATTTTTTATATAGTTTTAAATCATCGTGATAAAGTTTGATCTTTTGTAAAAGAGATGATATATGTATATTAGAGCGCGAATGTGAGCGTTTTATTTTATTAATTATTATTTTTATTCGCGGGGAGAATATTATATTATAATTTTTGATTACTGTCGTAGCAGAGTGTGTCGTTGGTGATACATGCGTATGCACTTTCGTTTCCACGTGTGTTGGCGCTACAGTCGTTTTGGGGTGTGTCGTTGGCGATACAGACGTATGTACTTTCTTTTCCACATGTGTTGGCGCTGCAGTCGTTGTGGGGTGTGTCGTTGGCGATACAGACGTATGTACTTTCTTTTCCACGTGTGTTGGCGCTGCAGTCGTTGTGGGGTGTGTCGTTGGCGATACAGACGTATGTACTTTCTTTTCCACATGTGTTGGTGCTGCAGTCGTTGTGGGGTGTGTCGTTGGCGATACATACGTATGTACTTTCTTTTCCACGTGTGTTGGCGCTGCAGTCGTTGTGGGGTGTGTCGTTGGCGATACATGCGTATGTACTTTCGTTTCCACATGTGTTGGTGCCGCAGTCGTTTTGGGGTGTGTCGTTGGCGATACATGCGTATGCACTTTCGTTTCCACGTGTGTTGGCGCCGCAGTCGTTTTGGGGTGTGTCGTTGGCGATACATGCGTATGCACTTTCGTTTCCACATGTGTTGGTGCCGCAGTAGTTGTAGCAGGGTGTGTCGTTGGCGATACATGCGTATGCACTTTCGTTTCCACATGTGTTGGTGCCGCAGTCGTTGTAGCGGGGTGTGTCGTTGGCAATACATGCGTATGTACTTTCGTTTCCACATGTGTTGGTGCCGCAGTAGTTGTAGCAGGGTGTGTGGTTGGCGATACATGCGTATGCACTTTCGTTTCCACATGTGTTGGTGCCGCAGTCGTTGTGGGATGTGTCGTTGTTGGAGGCATCGTTGTTGGAATCAGTAAAGTATGTGTATTTGGATTCTTCTTTCTACAGTATATAACAGGATCTGAATTTGTCTCCGTCCACAACCATTCAGCATTCAATGTTATAAAATATCTAGGAGTTTCAAACATTTGAAAACTATTATTCTGATAATTTGCACCATAAGATGTCGAAACATTCCAGTCACTATCGTCATAATCATATGTAAACCAGTTTGACGGAGGAGTCTTCTCCACAGTTTTTGAAAAATCTTTGCACTTCCATTCATCGTATTTTGTGTAGTCTTTACCATCATTCATATCCATAATAAAACCATTCGGAAATACAGGATATTGTCCGCCCATTCCATTAAATGCTATTATCTTTGGCTCATTCTCGCGTATTACTGGATAATATTTTTTTGTATCATTCCATTCCGTTACCCCATACCTTGGATCATAGTTTTCCTTATTACCTTCACCCACATATATGCCATCTACATAAAGTGTAAATATACATTCACATGCAACATGTATTGGATACTTTATACCCTCAGAACTTGCAACAGCATTAATCGGTATTGCATTAACTGATGTATTATATAGTCCAATAAATAATACTAAATTAAGTAATCCTATATTACCGTGTCGAGTGTTCCACATTAACATTGTATATACTTATAACATATTTTTTAATTATATTTATATCAATTTTATATAGTCATTAATATACATATAGTTTTACAGTACTTACGGTAGATAAATAAATTTAAAATTTATATAATAATTATATGATAATCTTAGCATTATTTTAAAAATATAAATCAAAATTATAGCTAAACTAATATTATCCTATTTATAGTTATTTAATAAAATTGATTTACAAATATTACATAATATTATATATAACAGTAATTTTTACTACCTCGTCAAGACATCAACTAGTTATAGTCTGCAGTACACATGTCCGAAGATAATACTCCTATGCCATCAGAAAATAGTATTCCAAATGAAAGCACGGAAAACAGTATCCTCGAAAAATATCGCCACCGAACGTTAATAAATAAAAAATATATATTTGAAAAAAAAATTGGATCAGGCAGTTTTGGTTCTGTTCATAGAGGAAAAAATGTTATATCTGGCGAATCAGTCGCAATAAAGTATGAAGCAACTACTGCAAATATTACTACATTATTATGGGAATCAAAAATATTAAATCATTTATCTGGCACGCCAGGTGTTGTAAAATTGCGTTATTATGGAACAGAATCAAATAAAAATATAATTGTTATGGATTTATTTTCTCATACTCTTTGCGAGGAAGTAGCAAAGTTAAAAGAATTATATTCAAATGAATCAGTGGCAATTAAAAATTCAGATACTAATGCAGTATTAACGACGCAAAATAGTAGACAAAGTGAGCATGATTTATCTCCTTTACATTCTCGATCACCATCACTTATATCTCCGCCATTACCTCACAATTTACTGAATGATTCTGATTATAATAAAAATAGCAATGATACTACTGATGCGTTGTCTAGTGGAGATGCTGTAAAATATTATTCAACAAATGATACAACACAGACATCAAAGTCGTTATCATCATTGTCATCATCGACACAACAATCTGCTACAGTTGATACAGGAAATAAAAATGAAATAAAACCTTACATAAAAGATATTACTAATTATCTAATATCCATGCTAGAAATTATATGGCGCATACATGATGCTGGTATAGTACATAGAGATATCAAGCCAGAAAATTTTATGTTTAAAATAATGGGTGAAGAAAAAAAACTACACATTATAGACTTTGGGCTTTCACGATTTTATATGAAGGGAAATAACCACGTTGAAAATACCAACAATCGTTCAATTGTTGGCACGATAAGATATATCAGTCTCAACATACATGAAGGTGATGTATATTCGCGTCGCGACGATATAGTATCAATAATGTATGTAATTATTTATCTAATAAAAGGAAAGCTGCCTTGGATGGGTATCGTGGCAAAAAAAGGAGACAATCGTACAAAAGAAGAATTGGTACATAGCGTAAAATCAAAAGTTACAACCGCAGAATTATGCGAAGGTATTCCTTATTTATTTAAAAAATTACTAGACTACTCTTATACCTTGGAATTTGATGAAAAACCCGACTATTCTTACATGATAAGGCAATGCAAAAATTTAATTAAAATATTATAATATAAAATAGTAAATCGCGCGATAAATACGATTAATAGTAAATATTATTAATAATAAATATTTCTCAAAATATACTTAAAGCCACCACACATATTATAGTATCAGTCATTACAATGAGTTCTGCGAGTTCTTCTGTTACATCAGCCCCTGTTCGTCTTACTGGGCGCGTGAAGTGGTTCAATAACAAGACAGGTTTTGGGTTTATTTCGGTTGTTGGTGGCAACGACCAGTTCAAAGATGCTAGCGAGGTCTTTGTTCACCACTCGGCGGTCACGGTAAGTCAGGAGCAGTACCGTTATTTGGTAGAAGGTGAGTATGTGGAGTTTTCGGTTGTAAATATGGAGTCAGGAGAGCATAAGTTCCAGGCCGGAGATGTTCGTGGCGTCAAGGGAGGAAAGTTGTTCTGCGAGACGAGACACGAGCAGCGTGCGTCACAGGATCGCACTGGAGGCGAAGGTGTAAGTAGGCGTCCTTCTAGCTCTCACGGTCGTGGTGGTTATTCTCGCGGAGGTCGCGGTGGTTATGATCGCCGCGGAAGCAGCCGCGGAGGCGAATGGATGTTGGTTCGTCGTTCTCAACAAGACACTCGTGAGAGTTACCATCGTCCTCGCGGTGAGCGTCCTGAGCGTCATACCGAGAGACGCGAGCAGTCAGCACAAGATGCGCCTGTTCAGTCCACTCCGAAGGCATCTCATCCTACAACCAGTAGCGAACCTAGTGCAGTTCCGTCAACTCCTCGTGCCCCAAAGAAGCCTCGTCAGACCAAGCCTACAGCATAATCATTTCAATAATTGATCATGTATATAAATATATTTATTTGTTTATAAATATATTTATTTGATTATAAATATATTTATTTACAATTTTGTAGTTGTCTAATATTGTTATATTAATTAAACATAAAAAATATAAATTTAATTTTAAACAGATGAATTAACTGATGTTGTTGTTAATATACCCGATGATGGAAATGTTCCTCCAGGTGTTGTAGGGGATAGTCCATTCGCGAGTTCAATGCGAGTGCGATTATAATTAAGAATGTATGGATTAGCAGTACCCTGCCATCTTGTTTGACCAGCAATTGCTACTCTTGTTGTGGTACCATTATTAAAATTAATATAAAATGTCGAAATTGGTGAAATTGTCATATAATTGACTGCACCCTCAGTATTACTTTGACATCCACCGCTATTAACTGTAAAAGATGTTTGAGGAAAAGGTGTTGGTGCACCAAGAGGAGGTTCAGGTAAACAAGAAAAGGAAAAACTTGCGAAACCCGATGTTGTAATGGTAATATCTTGAATTGTTTGTCCTGTAGGCCAGTATGTACTGTCTAATGATAAAGTACCTGTTTGTACCTCAGTCTGAATAGCACCTGTTGCTGAATTTCTCCAATTTGTTACGTATAAAATATTAAACGTATATACACCAGCTACTTGAGATAAATCTACTCTGCTATAAATATTAAGCATATTACCTGTATGTGTAGTATCAATTGGACCATTTCCTGTTCCATAAGGTGCACCAGGGGCAGGGCCGCCCATACTGTATTTTACTTGTAAAATACTTGTCATTGTATTATTTGTATTATCTCTATAAAGGTCGTTAATAGTCCCACCCAATGAGATGGATTGGTAATTGTAATCCTCAGGACAAGATTTCACACGAACTCCCCCTGCCCATTGAGCGTATAATGATTTATTTGAATCCATTACAATAGATGCGTTATTTGAATAATTTATCCCTGATCCATCTGCTACTGTATTCCATCCTAAAAAAGTGTAACCTGATTTAGCAATTGGGGCTAGACTAACAACGCTTGTACTTGTACCAGAAGGATAAGATGTAGCTGATGGAACAGTTCCAATTGTATTTCCATTTCCAAAATATGTAAGAGTATAAGGTGTTGCTGATGTATCAACCCACTGAGCATATAATGTTACATCTGCGGCAGGCATTGTAAAACCATTACTTGTAATGGGATATGCTGTTCCTAAACCATTGGCTGCGGTATTCCAACCATAGAAAGTAAAACCTGTCTTAGTTAATGAACCCGTATTACCAGATATTCCAACACCTTGTCCACTTTTATAAGGAGCTGTTGCTGGAACTATTCCACCTGTGCTTCCATTGCCATTATAAATAACTTGATAATCGGTTCCAGCTGGATTGTACCATTGAGCATATAATATAGTATCAGCATAAGGCATTGTTAAAATATCGGTAGTATCATAATATGTACCTGTTCCCCCAAAAGACGCTGTATTCCATCCACCAAATAAGCGGTTCGTGCGTGTAAATCCACCTTGGCCTAAAACTGTTACAGAGGCTCCACCTGAATATTCTGTAGTTGGGGCAGGAGCTGTACCTGTACCACCATTTGCGTTATATGTTAAATCATAAATTCCAGATGGTGGAATAGGTATCCATTGTGCGTAAAGTGTTGTATTCGCATTAATTGTAAATGTGGTGTCAACAGGATAAGAAGTTCCAGTTCCACCAGAATTAGTATTCCAACCTTCGAATGTGTATCCTGCTCTCGTAAATGAATTTTCTAGAACTGTGACAGTTGAGCCAGCAGTGTATGGGGAACTGAAATCATTTAGAGTTCCCGAACCACCATTACTATTGTAACTCACAGTATATGTGGTTGGAACTAGTGGCGTCGTAGTAACTTTTTCTGAACAGCACACAAATGATGCGCGCCTTTTTTGAGCGCGTCTAACCGATGCATTTAAAGCGCCAACACCGGAGCCATAAACATATTTCGTGTTTACGTCTGCAGGAACTCCTAAAATAAGACCGAATGGAGGATTCTTTCTCATTATTTTTATTTATACTTTATGGGTTATATTTTATTTTATATTATTATAAAATAAAATATAATTAATTTGTTACACACATAACAAATTAATTGTAGTATAATGCTTTTTAAATATTATTATCTTTTTCTAGTCATCATCATTCGTCTAAGTTTTTGTTTTCTTGAAAGATATTTACTTCGTTTTTTTAAGGAGTATTTTTGCCCAGGAAATCTTAAAAGTCTAGCAGATTTTTTACACGTAAATTTACCATGACGAAGACCTTTTCGTCGAAAAATAGAGTCAGTACAAACTCCGATTGCTTTTGATTCTTCCGCATCACTATCTCCCATAGTTTCATTGTCCGAACTTTTGACTTTTTTAATACACTTGCATAATTTTTCAGCTAATATTTTTTCCGCTTTAGATTTTATTATTTTAGAACTATCTGTTGGTAAAACTGGTATATCATAATAATTTAATATTTTTATGTAGTCATTTTTTTTTAAAAGACCCATTATAACACTGTTATACTTAAGTTATATTAAAATTAGATAAAAATATTTAAAATATTATATTTAAAATCATATATTTCAAACATAAAAATATATATTCATATTTTATATTGTTAAATGCCTAAATTATTAAATACAAATACTGTTACAAATATAAATACAAAAACAATTAAAAAAAATAAAAAGGTAGTAGTATTTGATTTAGATGAAACACTCGGATCTTTCTCGGAATTAGGCTCATTTTGTACGTTACTCGATGACTATTTTAACAATTCAAATAAAGCATATAGTATATTCAATGAATTATTAGACTTGTATCCTGAATTTTTACGCCCATATATTACAAATGTTCTGAAATTCCTACTTCAGAAAAAAAAAGATAACCTATGCAAAGCAGTAATGATATATACAAATAACCAAGGAGAAAGAGCATGGGTTGAACATATTGCACGATACTTTGAAACAAAACTAAAATCAAAAATATTTGAACAAATCATATCAGCATTTAAAATAAATGGTAAAATATTCGAAATAAATCGCACTACACATGATAAAACAGTTGACGATTTTTTTCGATGTACAAAACTACCACGCGATGTAGAAATATGTTTTGTAGATGATCTGTTTCACCCCAAAATGGAAGATGATAGTGTATACTATATACACGTACGAGGATATAAACACTATATCCCATCTACAGAACTTGTTGATCGTTTTATAAATTCCCACTTGTCAAAAGATATAACAAATAAAGATGATTTCCGTAAATTTATGATATCTAATTTAAAATATAATATTACCGAAAAAAGTAAAGAAGAACAAGAAATGGATGTGATTGTTAGTAAAAAAATGCTAGAACATATGAAAGAATTTTTTGATAAAGATGCAAATGATATAGATGACCACAACCATAAAGACCTCATCAATAAACAAAATTTAAAATTACATATTAAACCGAAATCATTCAAAAAAAATAAATTACTAAAAAATCTTAAAAATAAAACAGTAAAAAACCGATATTAGGTTTAACCGGTTTAAAACATGTTTTAGTTTGATGCTATAGCATCTGTGGACGCACTAGCTGCCAACAGTGCAACTTTCGCTTCAACAAGACGAAGATGTTTTTTTGTCTTTTTGTGGCAATTCATGTTAAATAACTGAACCTCACATCCACACTCACACATAACTTTCGTCTTGGCTTTTGCAAGAATTTTCTCACGCTGTTTCATATAATAGTCCTTATTGTAGTCCTTTATTATCTCACCTCGTTCTTTGTTATATTTTTTCTGATATTCAAGTTTTTGTTCGCGATGTCTATAATAATATTCATTCAGCTTATCCCTGTCGTTTGTTTCATTGCACTGCACCTTTGCAGACTCTTCGCTTTTGGGCATTTTTTTCAAACCAATTTTTGGTTTTGTAATCATAGCCACACTAGGTGCAGGGGCGGGAACATCCGTATCGCTAGTTTCATTCGTAGATGTTTGATTATAATTATTTATATTTATTAATAATATATTCTTTCCTTTGTCATCGGTGCAATCATCCTTTTCAGCTTCGATTTCATTGCGACTCGGCACAATCATGTTGTTATTTACATTTTCCTTTTTCAATTTGAAAACAAGACGTTTTTTTGCATGATTTTCTTCTACCCCTGAGTTGTTTTCAACAGAAGGTACATTGTTCATGTTCAGCATCGGCATCTTGAGATGGGTTTGATTTATATTTTTCTTGTTGTCATACATTTACATCTAACGTCATTTTTCGTTTCAATTTTCAATCCAAGAAAAATATAAATTATATATATATAATATAAAACCTATTTATTAAAAATTATGCTACTAACTACTGTTAATAACTATAATGAAAATGAGTACACACCAATCGGACTAGTAAGAGGAACAATAGTACATTCTGTTTCTTTTTTTAGAGATATTTTAGGAAATATAACCGGTATACTTGGAGGAAAAAATACTGCTATAAATAAAAAAGTAGACGATGTTTATGAAGAAGCAGTAAAAGAACTCGAAAAATACACTAAAGAAAAATATCCTAGTGCGGACGCAATTGCAGGTATAGAAATATCCCTTACTGAAATGCGCGAATTTTTTATATGCGTTGCAACAGGGACAGCACTTCGCAGACGATCTTCTGGTGCAAATATACAAAGCGTACGCCGAGGAGGAGGAAGAAAACGTCGAGGAACACGCTTACATAAATATAAAAAAAATAGCACTATTAAGAAAAAATAAAAAATAAAAAATAAAAGATAAAAAACATACATAAATATTTATCTATACATCATACCTATAACTTTGTATATGAACGACCAATATATTTGTCAAGCTTCCCCAAAAATATTGCACCTGATTTTTCATGTCGCTCTTGAATCTCTGCATTCAGAGTCACATCGGTAACAAGCACTTTTTTACTCCCTTGATACCAATATGTATATGCAGGAGGAGTCATCGTACGCCCCTTGAATTTATGCACCACCGTTTTACCATTTTGCGTTTTGATGCGTTCATTTTGTATTTCATCGGAATACCATCCATAATAGTAACAGTCGTCCGCACGATCTTTACTAAGATCATCAACTCTCGTAATTGACTTTACCTGCCTTGACGCCTCTGCTTGAAGCGCGGACAATAGACTCATGTGATTCTTTAACTCACTTTCCAACATTTGATATGTGTGTGCCTTTTTAATGCTGTATATGTTATTATACTATTTAATAATTTCAATTTTTAATTTATGATAAGTACACAAATTAAAAATACTAATATAGATTATTGATCTTGTTGTTTCGGTTGTTTACTTCTCAAAAAACTAAATATATTACCACTACTACTCATCTTACTACCGCTACCACACCCGCAACCACCACCACTTTGCCTGCGTTTACTCATTCTACTTGTCTTTGTCTTTCGCATACCTTTACGTCGCCTATACATGCGTGAACTGAAACGCTTTTTACTAGTGCGTCGTATACTTTTGCGTCGGCGCTTACTGCTACCTCTACCACCACCACCTTGATGACCAGTAACATTTGATCTTTTTTTTTCCGTATGCTTTTTTGCCCCACTGCTTCTATTCTTCTTTTCCTTTATCCATACCTTAATATCTCCATGAGTACGACTACCATTATATACTTCAGGCGAACTATGATTAGACGGATGCAAGTATAAAATAGTAGGAAAACCATTTACATGTCTACTTACATTAATGTGCTTATTAAATCCCTCCACTGCTGCTCGTTCAACTGCTCCTAAAATCATTTCTTCTCCTATTTCTTCTTTTAAATCATTAATTGCACTATTCCAATGAGGTTTTATCATATTACAAGGATTACAGCCATTCATATAAAAAAGAACAACACCATGTTTACCCTTTAACGCGGCAATATCACTATCTGATAAAATAATAGGCGTATCTTTGTCAATCATATTTTAGTCTATATGTCTATATATTAAATTTAGACAATATTTTTTTCTAACGACAAATATTTATTGCACATATAATTTATATAGTATATAATATATAGTATATAAATGTATTCAACAAAATTTATAATATTAATTTTATTTGTAATATTTACATATTTTGTATTAAATTATACATCTGCGGGTTTCAAAGAAGCACTAACAATGTCCTCTTCCGGGGATACTTCTTGTCCAAATATTCTTATACAAAAGGGCGCACAACTATATTTATATAACTCTAAAAAAACAATGGTACCAGGCGTAAACCCAGTTATTTTTAATAATTTAGAGGAATACGCAGAATTCCTACAATGGCAACGTTCTACAGGCTTAATATGTCCTGTTTTATTTTTACAACAATCAATGGATGCACAAGGAGGAGAATCATATAAAATCCGCCCGGGACCAATGGATCTACAAGGCGGTTTACCTCCATCAAGACCAAGCAATCGCAGTGCACCACCACAAATTATGCCAAATGTTACTAAACTCCTCGACGCGTCACGCGATGATCCACCATATAACGTAAATTCGTATCCAGGATATGACGCATCAAATATAGACCAAGGTGAATTTACCCCAGATATGATGCTAGACTATATTGCACAAACCACTGGTTTAAGCCCAAACCCAATGGATCCAAACTGGGGTGGTGCAGATTTTACACAAGCATTAATCGACGCTGGTTATTATAGAGATAATAATGTAGCAATATCCGTTAATAATTAATTAATCGCCACTGTTAGTATTCACGAGAAACTTTTTAATATTATCAACGCATGTTTTATTAATCTTTCGTAATGTACCTTTTTCGGTTTTTATCATAAACGTGTTTAAACAATTTGCATCTTTATCGAGTTGATATAAGAGATTTTTTATTGTCTTATATTCACGCATGATTTGTGTTGCTATTTTTGAACTTATTCCAGGGATACATGATAACATTATTATACTTATATTATCCGGCGTTATATATTCATTCTTTTCCTTATGACTTTTAAATACGCCGCAATATTTTTCATCCTCATTATCATCAGACTTACTCTCGCTTTCTTCTAAAACTAAATTTTTGTTTTGTATAACGGAATTTTCAATCGAACTATAATACGCTTTTCTATTTTTATCAATACTACTAGTTTTTTCATATTTGTCCGCAAAATATACAATAACATCTGCTGTCTCACATATAGAATTTGTTCTCATTACAGAAAATCCTTTATAATACATCAGCGAGAACATACTACTTATAAGAACTTTTTTCATTATACGACCTCGCTTCTCATTATATCTTTCAATATCTCCTTCAATAATATAAACAATATTATGATTATGTATATTTTCTTTATCTAGTCTAAATGATTGTTCATTGTATCTCCCATCTTTAATACTTGCAGCCAAGTCATACAATGTTTTTCTTTCAAATATAAGTATAGTATTTCCCAAATTATCTTCTAATACAACATCTCCTATTGGGAGCTGTATTTTTTTTATTTTGTGGATTTTCTCTATTTCTCCCGCGTCTCCTGCGACATCTGTATTCGCATCACCTACAACATCCACATTTTGAAAAATATGCAAAGGTACTAAACATCCATTATTACGCAAGTCTCCACGTATAGATTTAGATGGTGACTTATTTTTTACAACAGTTTTTGAATTTTTATTACATTCTTCCTCTTCTAAAATAGACATTGCTTCAACGCGTCGTTCAATAAGTGGTATCAAATCACATTCTCTGTTATCGAGTTTTATGATCATCGTTACACAAAGCTAATCTAAAATAAACTGGTTAAATGTAAATGCTAGTATGAATAATATAACAGTGCGTTTCTAAATTGTTTATTCTATTTATTTAATAAAATGGAATAAACTTGTATAAACTTGGGTTATACACACCCAATAATAAAGACCTTGTTACAAAAGAGGACCACCATTGCGAGGTGGGTTATAGTACTGTCTAAAGTTAAACAAATAGTTAGCATTTAATGCAGGTACAGCAATCTGACTTCTTTGTCCAAAAGGAATCATAAAACCAGTTGCAGATGGTTGTGCACCTCCTTTTTTAGTGCCACCACCATTACGCGTATTTGCATAAAGACCATCGGCGGATCCCGGTCCGCTAAACAATACTCGCCGAGCCATTGCCGATCTTCCGTTTCTACTGCGTTGTCCGTTTCTCATATTTACGATAGAATTATATAATCTTGTAATATTATATTTCAAGATTATACTAAATTATATATTAATAATATTAACAATATAGAAAAATATTAAACAAAAGTTTGATTACCGCGTCCGTAAAGTCTTCCAATACCGGGAGATGAATGCATTCTTCCAATACCACCGCTACTAGACTTGCTGTTAAATATCAAACCATTCGCCTTCATATATGCAAAACCAGCTTTGCATCCAACAGGAATGCAAAAGTTACAATAATTTGTCTCACGCTGATACACGCTTACAATGCTTGCAGGAACACCAACAGTAGGCGGCATTCCAGCCATACTTCCAAAGATACATCCTTTGTTAGGCATAGAACCCGCTAGTAATCTTGCTCTGTTGCCACCACCGGCTCCAATCATTTTTCCCATTTTATGTTTTATATATATATTCTAAATATTTTATTTTATGGACTTGTAAATTACAAATAATTATTATTATAATTTTAAAGTAGATTAAATTGAAATGATTTAAAGTTATAAAAATAGTAATAATAAATCATCACAAGCCACTTTTCTATCGCAATCTCTATTTTAACTACATAAAATGTCAAAAGTGTCCAAAAGTTCTGAAAATCCTCATCCTCCTTCCATTCCATCTCCACCTTCTAATTCTCCTAAATTAAATACAACACAAATTTCGCAAAATACTCAAGGAAAAAATATATTGAATGATGCCGACATTATTCAATGCGAAGATGGATATGTCTTCAACCCATATAATTCAGAGAATAGAGAGATTACATTGAGCGAAGTTCAATCTATTCTTTCATCCTATGGTATACCAACACCGCTTCATAACTTTGAACTTTATCGTCGAGCATTTATACATGCTTCTTATACAAAACGTCCACAACTTGAAAATGCAAGAGAAAATATAAAAATAATGCCTCAGCCGCCTAACTGTATGCCTCTCCGAACAAAGTCAAATGAACGTTTAGAATTTCTTGGCGATGGAGTACTAGAATGTGTTACCAAATATTACTTATATCGAAGGTTTCCTAAAGAGAACGAAGGGTTTATGACAGAGAAAAAAATAGCAATTGTAAAAAATGAATCAATCGGAAAACTTGCGCTCGATATGGGTTTGCATAGATGGTTTATTATTTCAAAACACGCGGAAGAAAAACGTACTAGAACAAATCTAAAAAAATTGGGCTGTTTATTTGAAGCATTTATAGGTGCATTATTTCTTGACTTTAATAAGATCACAATACATGATGATGAAAAGTGGTTTGATAATGTATTTGTTACGGGACCCGGATTCCAAATGGCTCAGAAATTTATAGAAGCTGTTTTTGAGAGACATATTGACTGGATATCTCTCATAAAGAATGATGACAATTATAAAAACATATTACAAGTAAAGATTCAGAAAGAATTTAAAACAACTCCTGATTATTTAGAAATACAACACGACATAGATATTGGTTATACAATGGGAGTATATTTATGTTTAGGTAAAGAAATATATCAAGTAGATTATAAAACCGCTGTTAACTATAATGATATCAAGTCATTTACAAAAATCCATGAAATTTGTCAAGAAAAAGGACACGTATTAGTACACTTTGCTTCAGGTACTCACAAGATTAAAAAAAAAGCAGAACAAATGGCATGTGAATACGCATTACAAATAATCTAGTATTATATATTACAATTTATAGATAATATGCATCATAAATAATATTCAAAAATCTTATTATTTTATTATCTTATTTAAAACAATATTTGATTTATAATTTTTTAAATATGTTTATTATTTCTGTTTCTATTTAATTATATTTTTATTCATATATTATAATGGACGCTAATATTGAACTTGAATCCAGAATAGAAAATTTGAAATTAAGATTACAAGAATCTAATACAAAAATAGCTGATCCTGCAAGTGCAACACAATCTGACATGGAAGAAAATAGAGAATTAAAAAGTTCACTAGCAAAACTTCAATCACAGTCACAGTCTCAGAATTTTTCTCTGAAACCAAAATCATATACTGATTTAATGTCTTCGATTACCGAACCTTCATCTGCATCTGCATCCAATGCACCTGTACCCACTACGCCGCGACTACCCGCACCACCAATCGCATCTCTTTTAACACAAGGCGAAGATTTACTTGATACTGAAAACATGAGTGAAGAACAGAAACTACCACAATCACAATTAGATGTTTTACAAGCACCTGATGTAGGAGCAAAAGTACTCCCAAGTCAACGCCCTGGTGTTGATTATGCTGCGCAACAAATGATTAATGCACTTCAAAAACAGTTAGCACCTCCATCTATTTTAGCAAGATTAGAAGAAACAGGTAAACCGGTAAATGTAGCAAAACAAAAACCACGCCAAAGAATTACTATTCGATTCCCTGTACAAAGACAAATAGATCCTAATCTAGGTGAAGGTAGCGATGAACCATCTTACCAACCACCACCAGTAACAGTTATTGACAAACGTTCGGATGATTTAGTAGATCGTAAAAGTATATTAGAAAATTTGCGAGGTGCGTTACCAATCATTATAGCAAAACCTGGTGAAATAAGCAAAGAAAAACAACAAGCAAAATCTGTAAAATTACAACAGCCCATAAAGGAAGTTTCATTTGCAGAAACATCAAGTACATTTCGGCAAATCATAATTATAAAAAAAATGCCAAAGCATATATTTTTGACTGAAGATACATCTTTGCTTCTGGATACATTATCCGATAAACAAGCCGATAAACAAGTCGAAGAAGTATCAGCCGAATTAACAAAGTCGGCAACAGAAGCATTGCAAAAAACCTCGCGCTCAAGAGTAACCGCTAAACCAGAATTTGGTTTAATGTCACACGATATAACTGATATGGAAATTCTTGGGTCGGTAGTAGGAGAAAGACTGCCTCAGAAAAAACATGTAGGAGTCATGGCGTCAGGTTACTATATGAATAATCGTCAAAAATTTATTAATTTTATAAATCAACTATTTATGCCTTATTATGATGAGTTAATTGGTAAACAAGATCAGATATCATGTGACCCTGCAGTAAATTCGGAATTTTCTTTACTAACTCATCAAAAAATAGTTACTGACTACTTAAATATACACACACCATATCGTGGACTTTTATTATATCACGGTCTAGGTAGCGGTAAAACATGCTCTTCTATTGCGATCGCCGAAGGATTAAAAACACATAAAAATATAATTGTGTTAACACCAGCATCTCTACGACGAAACTATATTGAAGAGTTGAAAAAATGTGGCGATGAAATATATAAAAAAAATCAATTCTGGGAATTTGTATCAATTACTAACCCATTAGATCCTATGATAAACACTTTGTCAGCAATATTATCATTACCAAAAGATTTTATTAAGTCTGCAAAAGGTGCATGGCTCGTTAATGTAAAAAAACCTTCTAATTATACTTCATTAAATCGTGATCAATTATCTAGTCTTGAAGCCCAATTGAATAAGATGATAGAAACAAAATATACGTTTTATAATTATAATGGTATGAGGATGAGCACGTTAAAGGCTATGCCGGTTGATTCTAATAATAATCCGTTTAGCGACCACGTTGTAATCATAGATGAAGCACATAATTTTATTAGTCGTATAGTAAATAAACTAAAACGCCCTTCGTCTCTGTCGATGCAAATGTATGATTTATTAATGAACGCTCAAAATGTGAAAATTATTCTCCTTAGTGGAACACCCATTATTAACTACCCGAATGAAGTAGCTGTTATATTTAATATTTTACGAGGATATATAAAAACGTGGAAATTCCCCTTACAAGTTAGTACAAAAGCAGGATCAAAAATCGATAAAAAATCTCTTTCTAAATTATTTGAAACTGTAAATAGTCTTGATTATATGGATTATGATGACAGTTCTCATATACTTACTGTTACTCGTAACCCGTTTGGTTTTGTAAATATGAACGAAAGAGGCGAGTACAATGGTGTTATACGCATAGAATCAGAATCAGAGTCTTCTCACATTAGCGATACAGATTTTGAACGTCTAATTATTTCAACACTCCGTGGAAAAGATATTACTATTCAACCAGCCAGCATTACAGTACAAACATATAAAGCATTACCAGACTCTCTCGATGAATTCCGATCTTATTTTATTGACTCCTCAACCGGTAATCTAAAAAATGTCAATATGTTTATTCGACGTATATTAGGGCTTGCTTCTTATTTTCGTAGTGCACAAGAACAGTTAATGCCTAGATATGATAAATCAGTTAACTTTAGAGTCATTACAATACCTATGAGTGATCATCAATTTGCAGAGTATGAAACAGCACGTAAAGCAGAAAGAAAGTTGGAAAAAAAATCAAAAAGCAAAAAAAGGCCTGTTGCTCCAAAACCTGGTACTGGAGGAGGAGATGATATATATGAAGACGCTGTCTCTTCTTATCGTATTTTTTCGCGTCTTTTTTGTAACTTTGTTTTTCCTACAGAAATACAGAGACCGCGTCCTAAAGATTCCGATGATGTTGAAGGTGCTATAAGGGATGGAGTAACAGAAGAAGATATTGATGCACTCACTGTGTCAGAACGTGTTCAAAATTTAAATGGAGAACACACCGGCGATGATACAGAAGAATTGCAAAAAGACATATCTGCTAAAGTAGATGGATCATACGAAAAACGAATAGCAATAGCAATACAAAAAATAGAACAAAATAAAATGCGATATTTGAGGAGACCCGCGGATGGTGGAGAACTACAGATATATAGTCCTAAATTTTTAGCAATGCTGGAGAATATACAAGATCCTCATCATACGGGTCTTCATTTAGTATATAGCCAGTTTCGATCCCTCGAAGGTATTCGCTTATTTTCGCTCGTACTTGATGCTAATGGATATGCTCGTTTTAGGATAATGAAAAATGATGCAGGAAACTGGGTATGGGATTTAAAAGATGAAGATAAAGGAAAAAGAATGTATGCTCTTTATACCGGCACAGAGACCGATGAGGAACGTGAGATAATAAGAAATATTTTTAATAGTACATGGGATTATATTCCCGTAACTATCAAACAACAACTTGTGCCTAAGTCTAGTAACAATTTTATGGGTGAAATTATAAAAGTTCTTATGATCACTGCTTCAGGCGCGGAAGGTATTAATTTGCGGAATGTTCGATGGGTGCATATTACTGAGCCATATTGGCAACCCGTTAGGATTGAACAAGTTATTGGGAGGGCTAGACGTATATGTAGTCACAATGACCTACCAGAAGAGAATAGAACAGTTAATGTTATGATTTATGTTATGGGTTTTACACCTGATCAACTTGCACAAGATGCATCACTTGAATTAAAATTAAATGATGTTAGTAAGAAAAATTCCGACTTGGCAATAACAACCGACCAAGCTTTATTTGAAATATCCACAATAAAAGAAGAAATTAATCAACAATTACTTATGGCTATAAAACAAGCTTCTATTGACTGTTCTATTCACAGAGATATAGCATCAAAAGAAAAATTACAATGTTTCAGTTTTGGAAATGTTACATCTAACAACTTCTCATATAATCCATCTATTAGTGCTGAAGAATCAGATACTGCTGTTGCACGTAACACAGAAGTAAAACAGTTAAAACTTACTAGTATAACTATGACAGTAGAAGGAGAAAAGAAGAAATTTGCTTTTGATAAAGAAAGTGGCATAGTTTATGACTGGAATAGTTATGAATTGGCAAGAGAAATGGGAGGCGATCCACTAGTCGTTGGTAAATTGATACAAGGCGCAGATGGTAAACAAAAATTTGTAAAAGGAAGTAGTTCTGTATTACGAGAAACAGGAGGAGTTGCTATGGCTGCACCAAAGAGTGTACCCACTGCCGCCGCTTCCGCCGCCGCTTCCGCTGCCCCTCTCGCTCCATCTCTTGCATCATCAACTAAAAAATCAGATAAAGGAGCAGAAAAAAGTAAAGAAGCATCTACAGCTAAAACAAGTTCATCTAGCAAAACTCTTAGTTCAGCAAAAGGTGCATCAGGAGACTCGTGAGAAATTGTAAAATTCAATATAAATTATTACAAATATACGTACAGTAATAATTTATAAATTAACAATATTTTTCTCTCTATTATCATTAGTGAGAATGCTTAATATTTTTTCTTGCATAGTTTTTATTGATTCTATTTCATTTTGAATTTTTATTATTTTTTCCTCTAATTTCTTATATTCTCCCGCTTCTCCTGTGCGCTTCTTTTTTGAATATGGATATATATTATACTCACGCCCTTTGTATTCTGCTGCATCATATCCATTATCATCGCCATCCATACCTTCATATTCATCACTATCACCGCCATCATCATCATCACCGTGATTGTTATTACCCATAATCGTATCAAGTGGAATTGGTTTATATAATAACGAGTTTGAATGACTAATTATATCATTCGTAGGCGACTCTGATTTTATTACTTTTATATTATTTCTCTTTAACTTGGAAAGAATAGACAACTCAATTCCATCTTCGTTATTTTGATTATTTTGATTATTTTGATTATTTGATACTTCCAATCTACGTGACGTACCTGATTCATGCGATTCATTCAACTCACCCGATGTATCTAAAACATTTTCATAATGAACTTTAACATTCGCATCATCATTAAATGTTACACTTTTCTTCGGCGAATCATCTACTATGTTTTTTTTATTCACTGTTTGAACAGGGCGTTTTACATCTTTATTTACAGATGTTCCTTTTAACCAATCCTCGGCATTTTTATCGTTACTACCATTCATATTATTTTGTTCAATATTATTTTTAAGATGATCCAATTCTTGTTGTCTTGAGGCAAGTGCCTCTGCAATCAGTCGCTCCATATCACTACTTGCTAATTTTACATCATTCAAACCACCAACCTTCTTATCTGTAAAATCAATATCCACCGGTTTTTTATTATTTAACATACTGTCCATTTCTTCTTGTTTTTCTTTTAGTCGAACTTCAATTTCTGACATCCTACTTTTCTGTAAATCATCTGCCCTATAAATCTCTTCAATCTTTGGTTTTTTTCCTGAAGAATTATAACGTGGCGGAACAGGTAATATGTTTGATGGCGTATGTTGTACATTATGATTTTCAGTTGGCATACGACTCACTTTAAATTTACCTAATTCTTGAATCATCTTCTTAATAACTGTTTTATTACTATTCATAATCATTTCAGAAGCTTTATTGTCATAATTATCATCACCTTCATCATTATTCTCGAAAAATGTATCAAACACGGGCTTCATTGAATATATAGAAGCCTCAAATATTCTTTTAACATTTTCAAAACTACTGTTTGGTATATCGTTAAACACACCACCTTCTTGTAATAAACCCCATATGATACTTTTGTTATCATTTCTCGTAAAATCTGTAAATGACATATTTATATCTTAATTCTAGATATTAAATACTATATTACATTATGAATAATATTTAATATATTTTATACTCAAATATTATTGTATTGCACCAAATACATATAAAAAAAATAACTATATAATTAATAATAAATCAAATATATTATGAAAGATTCAACAAACTATCACGATTTATCAAACAATATAAATTACTTTGAATTAACAAATATAAAACTATTATTCTTCGATATTTTTTATAAAAATGATAAAATATACCTTGTTATGCCAATATATAATAAACAAGCGGATCATGAACAAATATTTATTAAAGTAGACGATAATCGCTTGAAAATGTCATATTCTTATGTAAAAGATAACAATGAACCAACCCTAATTTATGTTTATGATTATATAATGCATAAAGATACATCAAATACAATTGTTGTAGACGTAGAATGTAATAACATTAAAAAATCATATTTGTTACATCATATTCGAACCACGGATGACCAACCTAAAAAGTTCTTAACTCTTACAACATTATTTAAAAATGATTATAAACTATTTACATTATTTTATAACTACTATAAAAATCAAGGAGTATCGTATTTTTATATGTACTATAATGGTATTTTGACAAAAGAAATTAAAGATATATTTATAAAATATGAAGATGTTACATTAATTGAATGGAATTTTAATTATTGGAATCCTAATATGTACAAGTATTGTCATCACGCACAAATGGGGCAAATACATCACGCTATTTATAGATATGGAAAGGATATGTGTGATTATATGATATTTTGCGACTTGGATGAATATTTGCATATTCCAGAATCAAAGTTTGAAAAAAATGATAACAGTTATAATATTAATTTAACTTTAAAGAAATTTATAGAGAATAATCCATTCATAGAAATATTTGGATTTTGTAATATATGGGCAAATACAATTGATGATAAATATCCTACATCGCATACTTTACCTGATAAAATAGTAATAAATAATCAAATAGATTCATATTCAACTAGAAGTAAGAATATATATAAAATCTCATCGATTGAAACGATTGGAATACATTATATAGGTGAAAATATTACAGATTGTTATAAAAATATAACAGATTTAAGTATGTACCATTTTTATAACTGGTCAAGACAGTATAGAACACTCGAAAATGTAAATACAGAAATTACTCTAAATAAAAATATGTTTCCTCAGGATAACACTATTATAACAAACAACACTATAACAAAAAAGAAAAATAAAAAAAAGAAGAATAAAAAATAAAACTAAATTTAATTATTAATTTTTACAGATCACTATTAAAGTATAATTTTCTAAATTTCTCCATTTCTTCGTCAGGGAATGTATCAACAATAAAATCTTCGGGTTTTTTAACATCGCGTAGTAAGTTAATAATCATAAAAAGCGAATACATACCACATTCAGTTGGTTTTTTCTGATGATGTTTATTATTTTCAATATAACGAAAATCTATACCAGCCACTTTACCTTGTTCTGTAATTTTTTTAATAAGTTTTTTAACTTCTTTTGGTGGAGGATTTCCAGTACTATCAAAAAAGAATATATATTTTTGTTTCAAGTTAACAAACATAGATATCCAATGTGATCCAGATAAATAGTGCGGGTCTGTATTAAAAATAAAACCTATTTTATTTTTTCCATTTCGTATTGATATATTTAAATCAAAGTGACACAATTCCTCCCATACACATTCGCCATACATTTTAGGAGAATCAAAATCTATTGGAGCAGCACCTATAAAATCAAAATAAGGAAACTCTTTTTCATACTGTTTCATCACATTTTCTATATCAATACTATTCAACCATTCATTCGGATTCTTTTTCCAATCATCGGGGCTTTTCGGTGCAAATGTATAGTTAAGCATTTCTTTATCGATACCCGATGAAGCAAAATTCTGTTTTAACCAACACGACTCTTTATTGCATACATTTTTTAAATGTTCTTTCAAAGAAGCCCATATTTCACGAGGTTCATTTGACTTTATTACAACATCAGGATGTCGTGCATTCCATAATGTCTTAAGTTTTATTAATGACTCGTTACTATAACACGTAAAATCATTTTCTTGTAACTTCGGACTACATTTAAGTTTTATAAATCCATCAGGGTATTTTTCAATATCAGGATCATTTTCTTCTTCGAGTTTTGTCGATATCTGCTTACTTGATTTAGAACTTATATTTTCAGCGTATGTTTCACTTTTATTTTTATTTTTATTACGAATACTTTGTTTGTTTTGTTTATTTTTTCTAGTATTGTTTACACCTCTTTGATTTTTGTTTGATTTTTGTATCTTTGTTTTGTTATTTTTTCTATATTTAGTATTGGGTCTCGAACCTTCAACTATAACATTATCTGCAAATTTTAAAATATTACTTATTCTTTTTTGTTTCATCTATATTATATTATTGATATTTTTATCTAACAAAATTTCTATATCACTTTGAGATTTTTTATTAATAACTATAGTATCAATTATAGTATTTTTATCAGAGTTTTGTTTATTGTTGGTATTAGATGTCTTAGAATTCATACCTCCAAATTTTTTAATATCTTTTTTTTTAAACTTTGGGTCATTAAGTTTATAATCTTTGGTCTTAGGTATTACCATCTCTTCCTTTGGAGGGCATGTTTTTATTACAAAATTATCTAATGTTATTACTTTTTTATCCATCTGTTTCATAAATAACTTATTTGCCTCCATTATATTATTTTCATTTTCGTCATCACGTACAACGTTTGTTTCATCATCATCATCATTCGCAGCAATATTCATATCCTTGTACTCACTCTGAATTGTATCCATTGTATCTTTAAATTTAAAATACGTTATACATAATCTTGCATAAGTATTAAAAGCATTTATGATAACATCATCTATGTTAGATGTTTGTGTTGGTGTATTATTGTTTTCTTGTTTAGCATTTTTAGATATACCATTAAATAGTATATCTTTTGTCATCGAAATAATCCGTTTTCTATAAAACTTTTTCTCTTTTTTCAAAACAGAATCATGATCCAAATGGTTTCGTTTAAGATATTTATTATATGTGTCGGAATTTGCCATAATTTCAAGTGTCATATAGTCAACACTATTAATACCATTAATATTATTAAAAGTTGTAGATGCAATATTATTATTTTTTACAGCGTTGATATTTTCCGCAATCTCTGTAATATCACATGCGATTTGAGTATTTGAATTATTCAATGCATTAGTATCCATTTAAGATGCACATATAAAAAATATTATTATTTTACAACGTAATTCGTATTAAAATAATAAAACATCTATATAAAATAAAGATTAGTGTGTGTAAAATTGTTTCTCTTCTTCTGGAACTATATCTTTATTTTCATTTCTAGTATTATTGTTAAAAAACTTATTCCCTAAATTATTAACATTTGGATTGCAATGATCGAATACTTCTCGTTTAAATAGTCCGGGAAAGGGCTGTTTAACCGGATTGGGTGGAACATGTACATTATATAAGTCACTCTTAGATGATGGAACGTATTCGGCTTGTTGACAATCTTGTAACGCAAAAAACTGATTGCGAAGTGTTGATTCAACGTTAACGTTGTTTGCAAAACCATGCCATGGTGCCATATTATTTCCAGGATTAAATGTAGTATGAGGACTAAAAATAGGAAAATTATTTAATGGTACATTCGGTGGTTTGTATTGGTCTAAAATTTGCATGTAACCATACTTTGTAGAAACAGGTGTCTGATAGTAAAAAGGCTGAAGTGGAGCAGATGGAATATTTCTAGATGATATTCGATCATTTATTTCACCATTGCGTTCGTGTTGACAAGAATATAATTTATTTGGAATACCATACATTCTATTACTATTTAAACTAGATACTGAAGCCATTTATATATTTATTATATTATAAATTAATACTATATATTTTTATTCAATTCGTATTAATGTCAACTATTTATAAATATATTATTTTATATTCATAAAAGAGTTAAAGACATCAAAATATTAACATGTAACTACGAGTTATATATTATTCGTCTCAAACATAAAACCCAATGTGTGGTATATTTTTCGTTCAAAAATTTTTAAACAAAGAAACCATAGAGTCATACAAATCTTCTTTACAATATTATCTAAAGTACTATCAAAACGATTTTTATAAACTTTCACATCGAGGACCCGACAACAGTTCGTTTATAAATGACACTTCTAAACTTTCATCTAAAAAATATCATACAATGTGGGGATTTCACCGTCTAGCTATTAATGGTCAAACACCTGAAAGTAATCAGCCATTTTTTATTAAGAATTGTCGCCTTGTCTGTAATGGAGAAATTTACAATTTTCGCAATCTTATAAAAGAATTTGGACTTGAAGAAGAATACAAAAGTCAATCAGATTGCGAGATTATTATTCATCTTTATAAAAAAATTGGTATCCGCGATACATTGCGGCGGCTTGATGGAGTATTTGCGCTTGTTTTGCATGACTATGATACCGAAACTACATATATTGCACGAGACCCTGTGGGTGTACGTTCGCTTTTTATTTCAGGATACAATTATACATACAATAACACGATGATTGTTTCAAGTGAACTAAAAGCAATAAGTGAATGTTTTAGACCAAATGCGAAACAGTTCCCACCTGGTTGTTATGCTATGTATTCTAAAAGTACCACCTTTGACAATGCAAATACTCCCTTTTTTAATTTTTATAGTTACTATGAAAATGTTTCAATAACTCAAAATAATGCAACATTAGAAATTGAACGAATTTATAATTATCCAGTAGTTGAAGATAATGAGGAAAATATCTGTACAAATATTGCCACCTTATTTGAAGAAGCAGTTGTAAAACGATTGATGAGTGATCGCAAAGTAGGTGCGCTTCTTTCGGGAGGGCTGGATAGTTCGTCAGTAGTAGCAATAATGTGTCGTCATATACCTGCAAAAGATTTGAACACATATAGTATCGGATTAAAAGGTTCAACAGACCTTGTATGGGCACGAAAAGTAGCGGATTATTTAGGAACAAATCATCACGAAGTATGTCTTACCGAGGAAGAGTTCCTGGGAGCAATTGAAGATACAATTCAGCAAATTGAAAGTTATGATACTACAACAGTAAGAGCATCCGTACCAAATTATTTAGTAAGTAAGTATATTGCGACAAATACCGATGACTGCGTTATTTATTGCGGAGATATGTCGGATGAGATTTTTGGATCATATCGGGGATTCATGAAAGCACAGACAGAGGAAGATTTTAAACGCGAAAATGAGAGAATGGTTCGTGATGTTTGTTTTTTTGATTTATTGCGTTCCGATAAGAGTATTAGTGGTGCAGGACTAGAAGCGCGCGTACCATTTGCAGACAAGAAATTTTTACAATATGTAATGAGTATCCCCTCCCGATATAAAATGTTCAATGATAACCAAATTGAGAAATATATTTTTAGGAAAGCATTTGATGGGCTTTTACCTGATGATATTTTGTGGCGCAGAAAAGAAGCTTTTAGTGATGGCGTTAGCGGTCATAACAGAAGTTGGTTCCAAATTATTAAAGAACACGTTGATGCTAATATAGAAGATGATGAGTTTTATAACTATAATCGCATTATTACTAAGACACATGCAAATGTTCATAATCAGCCATATGACAAAGAAAGTTATTACTATAGGAATATTTTTGAAAAACTATATCCTAAGTGTGACCATACAATTCCATACTTTTGGCGTCATCCATTTTGCGAAGAAAAAGATCCCTCTGCTCGTTTGTTGACTTGTTACAAACCACAAGAATAATATAATCAATAAATTAATTATTTATAATCTATATAAAATAACCTTTTATGTGTTTAGATGCATAGCACTCTGTAGAATAATGTCCTGGTCTTCCACATCGATAACATACTACACTGTTATTATTTTTTTTAGATATAAACTCGCCTTTAGTATTTTTATTTTTACATGATTTTTCATGAACACTGCAACCGAATGCAGTTGTAAAAGTTCTATCACAGTATTCACAACACCATTCATTTACTTCTTCTTCATCGCTTTCATTATCATCTGATGACTCACTTGCATCTATACTATTTCCAGAAATATCAGTTTTAGCATAACAGTTTTTTATAAAGTGTCCTGGTCTTCCACATCGAGTACATAAATTTTTTGCTCCCCAGATCTCTATTTTTAGAGTTTCAATCTGAAACTCACTGAGTTCCACTTCTACATAGGAACCGCCTCGAACATTATCAATCCCATATCTAGACATATATTCTTTTGTAATCTTGTCTTCTTCAAATGGCGATACATTTTTAATAATCGTTTCAATTGAAATTGGTTTATATTTTTTAGTCCATGCAGAGCCGTTTCCATTTATATGTTGTTCGTATCTATTCGTAATATTCTCACTTTTTCCAATATAATACTTTCCACTTTCAAGACAAAGTACATAAATATTAGTGATGTTACTAGACATTGTTATTGTTATAACATTATATGTTAACAAAACAATCAATTTTTTGTTTATAAAAATATAATTAATTAGTTTTATATTTTTATTTTAGATTGTTATAATTCTCACGAATCTCTCATACTCTATAACACTATGTTTAGAATAATTGCATATGTTGTTTGAGGATAATTATGATACCTGCTAAAGATATTGTGTAGTTGTACAAACTATGATTTACAATCTGAGATGTATTACGCGATTTGCAGAAACACGCCAAACCCATAGATCCGATAGTAATAAGCAATATTACTGACATAGGTACACTTACATAATAAGTATATTGAAGGTAAAAAAGGTATAAAATACCAATTGTACGTAACGCCATGAAAAGTTCCTTGTAGTTAAACATTTTATATATTCTTAAAATATTTTATTTTATTCACGATTTTATAAAATATTATATACAGATAGTATATACTCTATATAAAAATGTCAACCTGCGGAATGCAAACTATACCCCAAAGTGGAGGCTCTCGAAGACGAAGAAGACATACGCGATCGCGTAAAAATAAAACAAGACGCAATGGAAAGTGTCGCGCATGCGTCTGCCCTGGTGGATGCAAACGTTCGACATGCCCTTGTTATCGCAGACGCTCTAAGTCTTGCTGTACAAGGAGATGTCACAGACATGGTTGCAAATGTTAGTAAAATGCATATTTTACATCCAAACATTACATAATCTTATTTCTTATTTTTATAATTACTGTTTTTAGTTATTATAAAAAATTGATAAACATAATAAACATAATTTAGTATGTAAGATTAAGGCAAAACATACTTTGCATCCTTTTAACAACTACCACATATTAAACACATAATGTCAACAACAGAATCTACGCGTCCTTATGATACATCTTTCCGTCTATTGGATTTCAACATATTTGACGAAAAACGCTCAGAAGATGAAAATAGCGATGGAGATGAAGAATGCGAAGAGTCTCGTCACGAAGAAAAAAAATATAAGAAAAATGAGAATTTTACAACTATTCAAATGTTTGGATTAAATGAGAAGGGAGAAACATGTGCTATATTTGTTCGCGATTATCAGCCATTCTTCTATATAAAAGTAGGAGACGAATGGACAATTCCACAGAAATCTGCATTTATAACACACCTAAAAGAGAAAGTTGGAAAATTTTATAATGACTCTATATTAGATCTTGACTCAAAACTTATCAAACGAAAAAAATTGTACGGTTTTGATGGAGGTAAAGAACATAAATTCATTCTTATTAAATTCAAAAATATAGCCGCAATGAATAAAGTAAAAAATATGTGGTTTCAAATAAAGGCAGGAAAACAAGTGCTTCGCCGCGACGGATATCCATATTTTAATACAAAAACTGAAATATATGAGGCAAATATTCCGCCAATTTTGCGTTTCTTCCACGTACACGATATTAGTCCGTCCGGGTGGATTGGATTTGAAAAAAAACGAGTAAAGCAAATTCATGGTGGTCGCGGAATACAAACAACAACGTGCAAATACGAATATGAAATTGCATCACAAGATATAGTGCCTCTAAATAGCAAGGAAACAATCGTTCCATATAAAATATGCAGTTTTGATATTGAAGCAAGCAGCAGTCATGGTGACTTCCCCATCCCTATAAAAACATACAAAAAACTAGCAACAAATATTGTCGACGTATGTGATGCATTATGTCGTAATGCAGGAGCTACAACTAGTGTCGAAGCTTTAGAGTATGTTACTCCTGCATTATTGAAACAACTTGTATATACAGCGTTTGGATATGGTACACCTTTGCATCCAGAGATTGATCGTGTATATACAAAAATTAAGGTTTCAGAACAACGCCTTGCTACATTATTTAATGTATGGGTATCATTTCATATTCCTGATATTAAAGATAACGATAAGTTAAAAGATGTGAATACTATTGAAAAAATGTTTGAAAAGATTTCAGAGATGAATAAAGCAAATGGTGATGGCGATGACGACTATGATAACGCCGATGAAGGAGACGCTGATGCTGATCAAGATGAAGAAGATATGTATGAAGATGTTCCTGAAACTGAGATAGATGAAATTTATGAAGATGAACAATTACATCATGAAAATACACCACTAGAAGGATGCGACGAGGATAGCGAAGCTGATGCAATGTTGAAAGCGTACGCTGGAGAAAAACCTGGTGCATCTACTAAAAAAGCTTCGACTACATCAGCAACAAAAGCAAAACCGAAAAAACAAACAAAAAAATCAGAAGAAGATTTAACTCCCAAAGAAACTGTGATTCAACTTCTGACATCATCTCTCGATAAAATAGATCGCGAAACAAAAATCAACAAGTTGAATATATCTTTACAAGAAATATTCCCACCAGTCGAGGGTGATAAGGTAACGTTTATAGGTTCAACATTTCTTACATATGGCGAGAAACGCCCCTATCTTAATCACTGTATTGTTCTCGACACATGTAGCTCGTTGGAATCTGAAGTTCCAAATTCTCAGATTGAAACATATAAAACAGAGCGCGAAGTACTACTTGCATGGACTAGACTAATTCAGCGTGAAAATCCCGACATTATTATTGGATACAACATTTGCGGGTTTGATTATGAGTTTATGTTTCGGCGGTCGCTTGAAAACTCGTGCGAAACCGATTTCCTTCGTCTTTCACGAAACAAGGGAGAGTTTTGTGGATCACATGACTATAATACAGGAAAGGTGTGTATTAAAGAAAGTAGTATTGTCATTGCGAGTGGACAACATGACTTACATTATATTGAAATGAAGGGGAGACTTCAGATAGATTTGTACAACTACTTTCGCCGCGATTTCAATCTTACTTCGTATAAATTGGATTATTGTGCAGGTTATTTTATTGGAGACGGCGTAAAAAAACTAGAACACCTTCAGAGCGGGAATACAAAAATTTACAGTTCGAATTTGATGGGTCTTGAGAACGGGAATTACATCAACTTTGAGGAGTCAAGTCATTCGACAGATACATATAAAGATGGTGCAAAATTCAAAGTATTAAACGTAGATCTTAGTGAAAAAACATTTGAGATTGAAGGACATGAAACACCGGATATGAAAAGATCGGTTCGATGGGGTCTTGCCAAAGACGATGTAACACCTCAGGATATCTTTCGCATGACAAACGAAGGACCCAACGAACGCGCAATTATTGCGAAATACTGTATTCAGGATTGTAACTTGGTTCATCATCTTATGAACAAAATTGATGTAATGACTGGATATATTGAGATGGCAAAAATTTGTAGTGTACCTATTAGTTTCCTTGTATTGCGCGGTCAAAGTATTAAACTAACTAGTTTCATTGCTAAAAAATGTCGGGAAAAGCGTACGCTTATGCCGGTTATTGAGCGTTCATTTGGAAATGAGAGTTATGAAGGTGCTATTTGTCTACCACCAAAGTGTAACTTATATCTAGACAATCCTGTTGCATGTTTAGATTATTCATCGCTATATCCATCCTCAATGATTAGTGAAAATTTGTCACAAGATAGTAAAGTATGGACAAAAGAATTTGATCTAGCGGGACAACTGGTACGCGAAACGGGTGTAAAAGATATTTCAGGAAACTACATATACGATAATTTACCAGGATATGAGTATGTTGATGTTACATATGATACATATAAATGGGTAAAGAATCAGCGAGGACGAGCAATCAAGACACTTAATGGCACAAAGATTTGTCGTTTTGCTCAACCAAAAGACGGTATTAAAGCAATTATGCCGACTGTGTTAGAAGAATTACTCGCAGCGCGAAAAGCTACGCGCAAACTTGCTGAAGCAACCGAAGACCCTTTTATGGCAAATATTTTAGATAAACGACAACTTGGTTATAAAGTAACCGCCAACTCACTATATGGACAGTGTGGTGCAAAAACGAGTACATTTTATGATGTTGATATTGCTGCTTCAACCACCGCAACGGGACGTAAGTTGCTTACATATGGGAAACGAGTTGTGGAAGAAGTGTATGGTGATGCGAAAGTGGAGTCGAAGAAATTCGGGTTTGTAAATACTAAGGCTGAGTATATATATGGCGACACTGACTCTGTATTCTTTACATTCAATCTTGCAACACCAGACGGTATTCCCATAAGAGGAAAAGATGCGCTTGAAATAACAATAGAATTTGCTAAGGAGGTAGGACATCTTGCAACAAAATTCTTGAAACAACCCCATGCATGGGTTTATGAAAAAACATTGATGCCATTTTGCCTCCTCTCGAAGAAGCGATATATTGGAATGTTATATGAAGACAAACCAGAAAAACCAAAGCGAAAAAGTATGGGAATTGTTCTGAAGCGCCGCGATAATGCACCAATCGTGAAAGATATATACGGTGGTGTTATTGATATATTAATGAAAGAACAAAACGTAGAATCGGCTATAAAATTTCTCAAATCATCATTGCAAAATTTGGTAGATGAAAAGGTACCAATGGATAAACTGATTATTACAAAATCGCTTCGAAGTGGTTACAAAAATCCGGCACAAATTGCACACAAAGTATTAGCCGACCGTATGGGTAAACGAGATCCCGGTAACAAACCAAGCGTAGGTGATCGTATTCCATTTGTATATATACAAAATCCCGATAAAAAAGCGCTACAAGGAGATAGAATTGAACATCCTGATTATATTCTTGCAAATAAAATCAAGCCAAATTATGCATTCTATATTACGAATCAAATTATGAAACCAATACAGCAAGTATTTGCACTCGTATTAG